CGTTCGCTTTAGAATAGTCTGTCGGTCGAACAGCAAAAAAATCAGTATGAGTATGCCCACCAGTAAGATGATAAAACCAATCGAGTTTTGCTGCTCCGTCTTTATCAAACACAAAGTATTCCCCGAGGTCGAAGTAACCAAGTTCTTGTAACTTTTCGTTGAGACGTTTTCTAATGAATTGTTTAAGGTCATATGCTTTAAGGTTTTCAATGTCTCCGAGTTCGAACATTTTATCAATGTACTTTTCTTCTGCTTTAAGCATAGCTGTTGCGGCTGTAGTAACATCATCTCTACATTCTTCTAATAAGTTAGGTGTTTCTTTGCACATATGCCTAAATAGCTGACATCCCATTTTACTATGTAATGATTCATCTCTTACAGACCACTTCATTTGTTGTCCTATACCTTTTAATAAATTTCTTAATTGAAAAGAATAAAGTACAGCAAAAGCAGAATAAAGACTAACTCCTTCAGCAAAAGCAGAAAAAACAGCCAAGGACTTTGCGATACCAACCATCTCAGTTCCTTTATAAGCGACGAGGTTGTCAAATCTTTCCATGGTTGCGTCGTCTTGTAAAAATGCTTCAAAATTTTCAAGTCCTAATGTTTCATTTAAATATGAGTAAGCTACAGCGTGTATTGTTTCTTGCGAACCAAACATCATAGCCATTTGTTGTATTTCGTGTTTCGGAAACCAACCAACTACTTTTTGTGTCCAATAATCAGATACAGCACACTCGGTTTGAGCAAAGCCTAAAAGTATATTACCAACTAAATTTTTTTCTTCTTTAGTTAGTTTTTCTTTCCAGTCCTTCACATCACCTTGCATGGGTATTTCAGTATGTAGCCAAAATGCCTGCGCTTGCTTTAGCCAGCCATCATTGTAATACTCAGGGTATTCAAAAGGTTTATACGGTATCCTCTCCTTGAATAGACTCATTCTCTTTTTTCTTTTTATAGTTATCTTTTAATATCTCTAAAGCTTTTTCGTAGTCAGGTAATCTTTTAACTAACTCTAATGTNCCAACGCTAAGATCTTTTAAATTAGCCGCTTCATTAATAAGTTTGTTTACAGCTGCGCCTAAAGACTCNAACTTGTTCTGCATTTCAAATAGTTTTGATTCTTTCATATGTTTTTACTTAATATAATAGGACTTGCATCTTTATTGTGATTAATTTCATAATGATTATTAAATTCTTTTATTAAAACTTTTTTGTTTTTAAATCTTTTTGGATATTTTTTTAATACATATTCTTCTACTTTATTCATCTCTATATATTGTTAAACATAGTTCTACAAACGGTATGTATAGCACGTGATCTGAATCGTTTTTATTAACATAACTTCTTGCGCCTATTACAATCCCTGGATACAAGCCTAATGATAATTCCCATCCCATAATTTTTGTTGATTTAAATAGTAATTAAGCATCTTCATATGATACTTTACTCTCTCTGAATGGTGACTCTGCAATGTAAAATCCATGCTGTCTTCCAATTCTTTCGATTGCTTCACTGTTAATTCTGTCATTTTTAATATATCTTTTAATATCTTTTTCTAGCTTTCGCCTATTATACATTATCCGCGCTTGTTTTTTCTGCTGTTCTTGATCATTTGGACTGTCAAATCCACTTCTTTCTGGTTTTGCGGTTTGTAAAGTGTCTTTCCAATATTGTTTTTTGTGAGCCATAATTTAAAAAGTTTCCAACGCAAGGGGAAAGATTCATTAGCTCTCCCTTTGCATTCTATTATATAATCTTTTCCAGTAAAGTCAGGTGTATATTTAATTCCCAACACCTTTTTGACCCCTCGGTTAGTGTAATCACCTTTCCCGTTTGCTTGTTTTTCGTAAGATTCATTTGAAAAATCAAAACTTTCGATAAGCTGGAAAACTTCACCTTCATAATATTCAAATAATTTTTCTTTCTTTAAAGCCATATAGGTATAGCGCTCAAGGCCTGACGCAAAATTAATACCGTCGTATGACACTTTTTTTGCAATTACGGGACCTCGCTTCTTACTTTTTTTGCGTCTCATTAGTATGATTAGTTGTCCATGTTTNATTTAAATTGTAACCTAACTGATCAGGTGGCCCAGGCTCTGGATATGCAGAGATAAGCTCAGCATCAACTTCTAAGTCATTGATATAACATTCTTCAATTTCTTCGCGGAGCGACATGCGAGCTTTTTCAATGTAATTAACTGCGTCCATAAGTTCTTCTTGTAAATGGTTAAGCCATGTGTCTAAAGGTTGGTTGTCATCAAAAAGGGTTACACCATACTTTTTAAAACCAACATCAGATCGTTTTTGTATCTTACTTACTACTTGTTGTATAATTTTATCACGCATCTTTTACAAATGTTCCGTTAATCATTTTACCAGTTCTATTAGATATTTCATCATAAGCAGACTTAATGCAAATTTCAATATCGGTACCGACAAGGTAGGCAAGATTAGTAAGAACAACAACGCTATCACCAATAGCATCAATAATACCTGCTTTATCATCTTTAAGTATAGCCTGGGATAACTCTCCGGATTCTTCATATAATTTAATTAATTGTGTTTTTGGATCGCCTTTATCATATATGCCACGATCATTAGCCCATTGCCTTATGTCTTCAAACATATTATCTAGCAATACAGGTTCTGTTAAAGTTTGGAACTCTCCCGCCTCAGCCATAGCTTTATTATAAATATAACAGGTATTAGGTCCAAATTGACTATTATGTACATTAGATATAACCCAATCAATTTTATCACTTGAATCAAGCCTAAACGTCCCGTGCTTTGTTTTAATTTCTAAGTCAGCTAAAAACGCTGCATCTAGCCTGTTAGAAGATATTTTAAATGTTGTTGTTGCTGCAGATGAGCTGTGCTTATTCATAGTCTTTTTAAATAAAGTTTCATAAGGTTTTCTATCTACCTTGTATCCCAAATCTTTTTGTAATTGCTGCTCTACCTTAGAAGCTTCCGCCACATTATCAGTTTCAAAAAGTATTTCATATTCGCCTGGTTTATAGCCTTGCGTATCAATAATACGTTTTTGAACATTTGTTGTACACCCTACTTTTACACCAGGGATATGATAAATTTTGTATTTACCTTTTTTAATTTCTATCATGTATTTAATTTAGCTTTAATTGGTTCGTGTGGATTATAATTTGATAAATGTATCATATTTTTAGTTGGTATAGTTATAAAACTCTCCGCCCCTTCTGCAATAAATAATCCAATGTCAACCTCCACACTAGGCAGATCCCTAAAATTACGGGTAAGTTGTTGCTTAGCTTGTTTGATATGATTATTGTAAAGATGACAATCACCGAGTGAAGCAGTAAGGCGCCCAGGTCTACAACCTGCTCCCTTTGCCAACATAAGTAATAGTAAACCATACATGGCAAAATCATAAGGTAACCCAAGAAACACATCAGCAGAGCGTTGGGTCCAAAGTAAATCAAGTTTTCCATTGTTTATATATATTTGAAAGCCGTAATGACAAGGAGGCAAAGCCATATCATCCAAATCATTGGGATTCCATAAGCTTGCCATAATGCGCCTCGATGACGGCTCCTGTTTAATTTGCTTGAGTATTTTTTTAAGCTGATCAACACCATTAAAGTTCCTAAGCTGATGCCCATAAACAGGACCAAGCGTACCGTCAGTTCTACCTGATCGCTTATAATCAGCATTCCAGTAAGTAACACCGTGGTCGTTGAGGTAAGCAATATCAGTGCGTCCCTGTAATATCCATAGTAATTCTGTAACTGCATGGTTAAAATATATTTTTTTAGTTGTTAATAGCGGGAATCCAAGGCCCATGTCATGCCTGAGCATTCTTCCAAAGACAGATTGTGTTCCAGTGTTTGTTCTATCTTTTTTTTGTGCTCCGCCGTGAAGTATTCCTGATAATAATCCTCTATATTCATCTTGTACGTTTATCATAATAATATTTACACATTTCGTAATAAGCACTGCTTATCGTTTTTCTATCGTATACTTCAGGTGAAATATGCGCTTTTTCTCCTTTTATATAAGGGCCTAATCTAACTTCAATATACCAGTGATCTGGGTCATTTTGTATTCCTTTATATGATATTCTAATATCATTCCTTACACAATATCTATAAGCTTCATTTTCTTGTTTAGAAGGCAAATAATCGGGTAATGAATAATTTTTTTTCTTTCTAGCCATCTAATCCCAAGGTAAAGATTGATTGCCAATATCAGCTAAAGGCATATAATCGCCTGATGCATGGTTCCATTTAAAGTGCGCCTCTGCTTGGTTTTCGCCTAAGTTTTGAAATTTTACTTTAAGTACTTTAACCTTTACAGATTTATTGTTATAATCCCTATGAACTAATAATCCGTGATAAGATGCATCATACCACTCGCCTCCACCCTTAATATTGTACATAGTAGGTTCGTCCATAGTGCCATCATCTCTTTTGTACATTTTAGTTGGATGTGCTACAACAACTACCAGAACATCATGCTTTTTTGCAAAAGCTTCTATTCTAGCTAAATATTCCATTGTTGCATCTGGTATAGACATATCAGGTGCACCTTTCATTTTAACTTTATTATAAGGATCAATTACTAAGCATTTAATACCTTTTCTTTTTACCAATTCAGCACCTTTTTTAAGTACTGTGTCTAAGTCATACCGTTCTGCTTCTATAAAGTAAAAATTATCATTTACAATTTGAAAGCAACGATTCCACTTTTCGGTGCCTAAATCATTTTCTTTAGGCATCCATCCACCAATTTTTCTAATTAGCTTGTGAGCGTGTAAAAATGTTGGTTTGTTTTCTGGTGAAGCAAACGCTGTTTTCCAGCCATATTTCATTTGGTAACCCACCGCCATTCTATCAACAAAATCAGACTTGCCAGAACTAGGCACTCCTGTAACGGTGATGAATTGCCCTGTGTAAGTACTGAATATGCTATCAAAGTTATCAAGGCCGATTTGATACCCAGGTTTAAAACCTTCATAAATAAATTCTTCAAGTTCATCATTTATATCTCCTACTGTTACTACGTTCTCTAAAGGAACAGGTTGTGCATTATGTATAGCATTGACAAGAGCGTTCCTGCCGTTAGCAATAAGAAGGTCATTAGCATCTTTATACTCTGAGAAACTTGCCAACCAGCATACTTC